GCGGCTGAATTGGAAGCTGATGAAGTATTAGTTAAAACAGAATTCAAAGGAAAATTCAATAGTTCAGTACCTGACACTTGAGTAGTAGCCAAGCTAAAACTAATTAATAAACCCCTACGTTCAATTATTTTAGCTAACATAGTTTCTTCCTTAAATCTCAAACCTTCAGTCTCTTTATGGATCATCATTTGATTCATTTGTAAAGATAATGTTGGCTCAGGACCAGTAACATTTGAAAATCCAGGAAATTGTTGACACATAGTACTAGTGCCACCTTGAGGAGGATTATCATAACCTAATGAATTTCCCATTTTAAAATTAAATTCTAAAGAATTCGAAGAACTAGGAATAGATTCATTAACAGGACCTTGACCACTAACAGTTCTAGGTCGTGGAACTCTAAAAGGTGAGTTAAACCTAGAAAACATAGTAATAGAAGCAGTTGAAGGCGTTGTCAATGCTATAAGAGGTGATAAAACACCAACAAAAACTACACCAGTGGCTTGGGAAGCTGGGTTTGCAAATCCAAGACCATTATTCAACCATGTTTTATAATCTCTATAAGGTATACATAGAGATCGAGTACTATTATTATTAGGAGTCAATATAATATGGTCATACAAAGTCCAATTACTACTAACTGCAGAAGTTGCTCCACTCGCATTCTGAAGTGGTTGAAACCAAACAACCAACGCACCTTGCATTGTAGGAGTTCCATTCAATTGAAAACATAATTCAACAGTTGGTTGAGAAAAGCAATAATTCATAAAACCTATATTTTGTATAGAAGTCTTATTATTTAATGCCAAAACATCAAAAGGAATATTAAAATTCTCCAAGAGTTGAAAAGCAGTATTACTAGTAGACCAATCAAACTCTAATCGCTTAAAATAAGATTGAGTACCAAAGTCAAAAGTTTGTTCTTCAGCACTAGAAGCATAATCGCGAATAGGATAAAACAAATTAACTTTTTCACCTGCACACATTTTCTCATCAGCTGTCACAATCTGAGTTAAACCAGAAACATGTTCTACAGGGATGATTGGACCTTGGCCAAAAAAACCAAAATCACAACCAGAGTCAGCAGTACGATTCAACACTGAATAATGTAAACCAGCATAATTATCAGAAAAACCCCAATGACGACCAGCCTCTTTATAAGCTCGCATAAGAGTATGTTTATAACTTTCAAAATAATCTTGGTCCCATTGACTAGCACATTCCAACATCTGTTGAACTGTCATGTCAAGATAACCATTCTTATTGCGAGTCCATTGAGGAGTCTCTGTCAAAGTCGACTTCCTCAAAGCACCAGTCCAAAGACCATTCAAAGATTTCCTAGGAATTGCTCCTAGAAAAGTGATATCACCAAAAGAATCACAAGTATTTCTAAGTTCTTCATCCTTAAAAGCTGAAGTATAAACTTGTCCAATATCTTTCATATCTTCACACAAAGATAAAGGATTAATATTGATGTTTGTTTTCTTAGAAATGATATGATCATCCCCAAGAGTAACAGTACGCATGTGATTGTCAAAATTCAAATGAGGATAATGTTTATAAAAACAATATCTAATATAAAAATTATTAACAATACAGTTTATAATTGTTGTAAACAAACATCCACTCTTATTCAAACAAGAAACTTTAATCAAAAGATCTTGAACTTGAAAAGGTGTTTCAGTCTCATGTTTCAACAAATAATCATTAACACAAGACTTTACACCACAGAATTTCGTAGCCAATTTACCTATAATACGATAACCAGCATCTGAAACTTGTTTAACAAAATGTTTATCGAAAGATTGATAGTCTCCCGCAATCATTTCTAAACCCATCTCTGAAAGATAATCATATATTCTATTCATATCCTTACTATACTGATTCAAACCGACTGCAAAACCAGTAACCTCAAAATTATTCATAAGTGCTGAAATAAGAGCACCATATTGCATTCTAAAGGCTATCAAAGAAGTAATATCATTACAATAAGTCATTCGACTTTTAAC